ACCCCGAAGAAGAAAGGAACGGGTAAGTATTACTTTAAGTGGTATTTGAAGTGTGAAAAATGCTTGACAGTTTACATGATAGAATCCCAGAAAGTATACAACTAACAATTAACAGGAGTAACGAGATGGGATACACTAAATGGCAGAAATTTAAAATGTTTATTTGTTTGATTTTTAACCACTTCCCTACGGGAGAATGGCAGTTTAATGGAAAACACGCGAATTGTAAATGTTGTGGAAAAGTAATTTCTAAAAACCTTATAACAAACAAATGGGATTAACAAGGCTTTAACCGCTAAATCAGCGTATTTGTCAGCTAGTTTACTGTATTTCTCTAATAGGGCTAGGTATTTAGTCTCGTAGTTAGGGGGTTTGATGGATTACGGTCTAAAGACTTACTGAGGTTGATTGGTATGCTTGAATTATGCAAAGAACAACTTCTTAAAGATGTTAATGAACAATCAACAGAATGGTAACCCCCCCCACAACTAACAGGAGTAACGAGATGAACAAAACAACAGGAAAATTAAAATTTGCCTATGATACAATTAGAAATTTAGAGGGAAAAATAGAGTCGCTAGAAATGGAAAATAAGTTTATGAAAGAACAATTAATGCTGGCACTGCCTATTTTAAAGAAAGTAGTGAAAATTCACGGATAACCCCCACAACTAACAGAGTAAACAAAAGGAGATGAGAATGAAACTATTCCTAACCCTAACTCTATCCTTTCTCACAATCTACGGCATTAAGACAGCTATAGACAACCACTGGGCAATCAAGTCTAACAAAACTTGTATTGAGGTCTATAACCGCTCTTTGGTGGTTGATGATTATTTAGAGGATTTAACAATGCAAGTGGATTATTTACCGAAATACAAATGGTGACTTGACAATGACAATACTTTAAAGTATTATAGGGTATATACTCAATAAAGGGAGATAAAATGAAGAACTCTATTACAGAGGCTATTCAAAGTAAATCAGAAGAAGAGTTAATAAGTATAGGTAACTTACCATTAGGTCAGAAGCTATTAGCACTAGAAATAAAACCCGTTACTGACCAAGATTTAAGGACACATTTCTGCGCTGACCAATTGGAAAAAAAGCTTAACGCTCCAATTATATACAGAGAGCGAAAAGAAAGGGTGATGGAAAAATGGGTTAAACATGAAAGAAAGAGGGAATATAGACGAAAGCTAAAAGAGCATTTAAAGAATAAGCCTGCATTTCTAAACGTTTCATCTTGGGAAAAGGAAAAGTCTGAATTGGAATACTCATCAAGAACTGGCGATGAATACAGTAGGCCTCATTATTCTAACATAATGTCGTATGATTTTGATTTTGGTTTTGGTTCAAACAGAAAACGAGTAGTAATAAGATATTCCAAACTTAATGACTATATGGAAGACGTTATACCTCAATATTGCTTAGACCAAATAGAGGAAGCTAAGAAAATAGGAATGGATAATTTTGAAGTAGCCTATCCTGTTGTAGAAGATGTTAAACAACCAGACCCCGTTATCATATCGAAAGTAGGCGATAAAATGATATGGGTAACTTTTTACGAATAAAAGGGAACTATGAAAGACAAACAAAGATACCCAAAAACGCACATTAGATTCAGAGATAAGGCTCAAAGCTTCAAATCAAACATTATTATAAAAGAAGCATTGAAAGAAAAAGCTAAGAAACAGGGGACAGATGTTTCAAAGCTTTTACTCGACCCACACAATAAAGAAATCGAAAAAGCTTATAAGAAAGCGGAGGGGAAATGAAAGTCTTTGTAATGTGTGACCATGACAGGCACCTTGATTTAAAGGTGGCGGTTTTTTCTTCTAAAGGTCAAGCTATAGAAGAGGCTAAAAAGCATTTTCAAGAATATTCTGCTGGAGATATGTCTCCTGATATTGAAGAAGAGATGGGCGGTAAAAAATACCTCTATTTGGGAGCTTATAACGGTGAAGGTGACTTTATAACCGTTGAAGAGGTTGAGGTAATATGAGAACCATAATACAAGAGAGAGTAGAGACTACTGATATGTTTGACCCTAAAACCCTTCACAGAGTAAACGACCCTATAAGCTCCAAGGTGGCAGCGGTAAAGGTGAAGGAATTCAAACACTCTCATGAGGCTAAGATTAAACTATTACTCAGGCTTTACAATGGGTCTACGACAAAACAGCTCGAGAAGTGGAGCAAGGGAACCTCATTAGAGATAACCCACACCCAAGCAAATAAACGCATAAAAATGATGCCCGATGTTGAAAGGGGTACTCAAATCAAGGAAGATGGTTGCTGTCCTTTGTTCTTGGTGGGTGATTAATGCAACCATATTACCAAGATGAGAATTGTACGATATACAATGGCGATTGTCGGGATATATTGCCAGATTTGCCCAAAGTGGATTTGGTACTTACTGACCCGCCTTATGGAATGGACTTTCAGAGCAACCACAGGATTATAAAACACAAGAAAATAGCTGGAGACCTTTGCTTACCGCTTGATTTAATAGATATGGCAATGGAAAAGGCGACCAGAGCGGCTTATTTCTTCTGTAGATGGGATAATTTGACTGATATGCCAAAACCTAAAAGCGTGCTTGCTTGGGTTAAAAACAATTGGTCAATGGGTGATTTAAAGCATGAGCACGGTAGGATGTGGGAGGCTTGTTGCTTTTATGCTAAAGAAAATCATGATTTCATTAAGAGAATACCTGACGTTTTAAACGAAGCTAGAACAGGAAACGAATTACACCCCACAGAGAAGCCTGTAGGGCTGATTAAGCAAATACTAGAGGCAAATGTAGGTGAAACTATTTTAGACCCTTTTATGGGTAGCGGAACCACTCTAAGAGCCACCAAAGACTTAAATCGAAAAGCAATAGGAATTGAGCTAGAAGAAAAATATTGTGAGATAGCTGTTAAACGATTACAACAAGAGGTAATGAATTTCTAATGCAACTACCCAAGCCAGGTAAACGAAAGAAAGGCACTAAGTCAAAGAGCCTACTACAAAAGAAAAAGGATAACCCGAATAGTAAATATTGGAAAACAAAGGCTATGACGATGTGGGGCAAATTCCAGCATCAAACCAAAAGAGCCTGTATTGTTTGTGGTAGGTACGGTATTAAGTTGGATGCGCACCATATTATTGGAAGGGCAAATGTACTATTTAGGAACCATCCTGATAATTGTGCCATGCTTTGCGTTACACATCACCTCTATGACACTCTCGTTTCTGCACACATGGCCCCATTAGGGTTTATTAAGCACCTAGAAAAAGAATTTCCTGATATGATAAGGTTTATTGAAGAAAACCAGCATAAGACGGGAAAGCCAAATTATAGAGATGAATGTGAGCTACTTAAAGAAATGTTTTTAGATGCAGGGGGTACGCTTGATTAAGATAGACAGCCAGAAGTTCATGATAAGACAATTAAAGGATGAATATCTCAAAGCACTTTTTATTGGTAATATTGACATTAATGACAAATTAGAGCCTTTAGAGAGCTTTGAAGAATGGCTAAAAGAACAAGACCTATTACAGGATATTTAAGGGGATACAATGGAACTAGATAAACTGAAACGAGCAGCGCATTGGATGGGCGTGAATATTTTTGAAGAGATAGAAACAGGAAAAATGTGTTTCTATACAGAAAACCCCGCTAGTGATGGTATTAATTTAACTGAGACAGATGTTGAGCCACACTTTGCCGAATGGAATCCTCACAAAGAAGAATGCCGACACTATTTAGTCGAGATGTTGAGGAAGTTGAATAATGAGCAATGGATTGCTTATTGCTCTTTGATGGACAATGTATATCGTAAGCAGGGTAAAAGAAGCACCAGTAGTAGTTGGGGGTTTTGGATGGCTACATCCCCGTCTGAAATCATGTTCGATTGTATTTGTTCAGTAATTGAATAATGGACTTACTTATGAAAGAGATTTGGAAAAAAATTAAAGAGTATCCCTTGTATGAAGTTTCGACGATGGGGCGGTTTAGAAGTTGGAATAACTTCAGAACGAGCCAAAACTATCCCTTAATATTGAAACTAATTAATCAGGGGAATGGTTATAAGCTCGTATATTTTTACAAAAACAGAAAACCTAAAAGAATACTTTGCCACAGAGCTGTATTAGAGGCATTCTCCCCTTCTCCTGATAAAAATCTTATTTGTAGGCATAGGAATAATAATCGTAGCGACAATAGGCTTTCAAATCTTGAGTGGGGTACTTATAAGGATAACGCTAATGATAGGCACCGTCACGGAACAATGATTTATGGTAGTAAAACTTCTACGGCAAAATTGAATGAGAATAAAGTTAGAAAGATAAAACAGTTAATTAAAGATGGATTAGGAAATACTGTAATAGGGAATATGTTCGGGGTTTCACACTGCACAATTTACTGTATAAGATACGGCAAAACTTGGAATCGAGTTCAACTAAAGACTTAACACAAAGAGGAATGAATGAGCGGAGATATAGGAAATATAGAAGATTGGCCAGAAAAAAACCCCTTAACTGAGGCTATAGAGAGAGCCCAAAAACTAATAAAATCGGTTGACAAAGCAAAAGAGAGCACAAAGAAAAGCACTTTGTTTTTTGGGCCTAACGGTGATAAATGATTGATTTAGAGAAAAGAGAACGTTCGGTAGCTAGAAAAGAGAAAAAGCACTTGATTATGACAATTTGGTTGAGGGGATGGTGGGGAGACTACATAAATCTGAAATTGGAGCATGAAGAGCTAAAGTTGAAAATGGACAAAATAAGCATAGAACTCAAGAAATATCAGCAAAAAGCGATAGAAACTGAAGATTTTGAGCTGGCAATAGTTTTGCAGAATTTAGAAGAGAGTAAGGCGTGAAAGAATATACCTGGTGGATTCTGTCGGCAATGCTTTCAATGTTGGGTTTTTTGATGGTGTTTATGATAGCTCAGGCCATGGGCCGATAGGTTTTTAACAACAAAGGTGGTAAAATGGTGATGACTCTAAGAAAAGGCGGAATGATGGAGACTCTAACAAATGAGCAATTGGCGTTATTATGGCAGAGAAACTCCCATAAAAAGCATGTGAGAGATTTTGCTTTAACCGAGCTTTACCGGAAGAACTACGGATATTTTCATAAATACGCTGTTAGAGTAAAAGAACCGAAATTAAACTATAAAGATTTCTTTAATCATTCGGTACCACACATGATAAAAGCCTTAAAAGCTTTTGACCCTACACTGGGTAATAAGTTCTTTACTTTTGCAGTATGGCGAATACAGGCGGCTTTAACAACATTTAACCAATCCGATGCCTCTTTGGTAAGAGCAAAGGTTAAAAAAGTAGTGGTAAAAAAGAAGGGGAAAATGGTAGAAAAACTAAAATTAGTTCACTGGGGAGAGGTTTCATTAGAGGCCAAGAACCGAGAAGGCCAGACAATGATGGATGAGTTAAAAGCAAAAGAACCGGAAAGCCCAGAGGACGTAAAAGCATACGCCAGAGCAGTTTTAGGATTCTTAACAGAACGGGAATACGATGTAGTATGCAAGTATTACGGCATAAGCCACAAATGTTCAAAGAATTTACGGGAAATCGGGTACGAGATGGGCTTGACTCATGAAGCGATAAGACAGACAAAAAATAAAGCTTTAAAGAAAATTCGAGGAAAAATAAAATGGGAATCAGCTATAGAGACACCAATTTTTAAAGAAATGAAACAATTATACACTTAGGAGATAAGAGATGGCGAGAAGCGAAATTATAATCAAGAACTGTCAGATAAAAAGCGTAGAGAAGTTTCAAAAAGTATCGCGCTATTTGAGCCTCATTGAAGAGGAGATAGGTATTAAGGAAGTAAAAATTACATTTGAAAATAATTTCATTTGCCCTTGGATTGAGTGGCAAGAATGGGAAAGGACACCAATGGAAGAATTATTAATTGAGTTAATCGGAAAAACAACTGGGAGATGAGATGAATATAATGCCAATACCAATAATGATGCCACTATCCATAGGCGGAGGTGGTGGGGAAATAGAACTGCCTGGAATATGGTTTTTTATAATAGCCTCCATAAGTGTTATATGGGTTTTTCAGTGGATAGTTACGTTTACTAGCTTAATCATGCCAGATTGTTTAGATGGAGAATTAACAAAAAGAAAGGTTTTATTCTGGGTTTTGGTTCCTGTTTGGCCTTCCGTGTTATTTATTGGCACTCAATTTAACAAGCTTAAATAAGGAGATGAGATGGAGACAGACGCAAAAGAATTACTAGAAGAGTTAAGAAGAATAGATTCTGAACGGTTAACTGGCGAGAAAGCTGTAGAGGCCCAGTTAAAATTCATCAACTCAAAGAAGGTCAGGGAGCAAGACCAATTTATTTTTAAAAACTATTAGGAATAGCTAAAGTATTTACTATATTAAAGGGTAGAGATGAATAGAACAAGCGAAAACACTTCGATTTCAACAAACTGCAAGGTGATTTACTTTGAGATTAAAGAGAACGCTTTTGTTGAGATATCTGAGAATCAGTATAAGAATCTGGGGCCGGCGGACAGGTATTACAGGGTGGAATATGAAGAATAAACCAATAATAACACATACCACGTTACCCACTATAGAGGTAATAGAGAACCTAAAGGCACAGTTAAGGCAAGCTAAAAGCGATAACGAAGCTTTACAGCATAGAATGGCGCAAGGCCCGTGGAAAGTGGTAAAGCAGCTAGAAAAGGAACTCAAGGAACTCAAGGAGCTTAAAGCGGTTAATTTAGTTCACACGGAATCAGCATGAACATTAAAGAAATCATAAAAGCCGGTAAGGACTCAGGAAGGATAAAGCAATGGAACCCTAAAAAAATGACTAGGGACAAGCCAGATGTTGTATTTAAAGAGGTTAAGAAACGGAGCTTTAAACTTTTTATAGTGAAATTTATTTTCAATGAAAGTAAAAGGGTATTCAATGTAAACGCTTTAAGCCCAGAAGAAGCCTACAGTAAAGCGTTTATAGATAATAAAATTGATGATTCTGTTTTAGTAGCGTCAACAGTAAAAGAGGTTAAGAAATGAAATTAAAAAAAATAGTATTAGATATAAAAGGCAAAGAAGTCTCTTTAACAATTAAAGAAGCTAGAGAGCTTAGAATAGACCTAAATGAGTTATTTGAAGAGAAAATACAAGTTTACCCTACTTATCCAGTATATCCAACGTACCCTGAACCCATCAGAGCACCTTACTGGTATGGAACAACAACAGACGGAACGGGAAACACTAAATTAAACGCCCCCACAACTGTTGGTAATTGAAATGAGTATCCCCATTAAGCCTACTGAGAAAGAACTAACAGAAGAAGAGATTAGAGAAATGGAATACAAAAGAAAACGGTCTGAATTTGAATTTATGGACAAGAATCATTTAAAGCCAAGAGGTTTGGGTCAAGTACCTGCTGAATTTGGAACTAAACAATGGTCTTATGAGCATGGGTACTTGGAGGGGATGTGAAAGACCTTAGAAAACAATACGAAGAAGAGACAGGGAAAGGTTGGGATGATATGGAGGAAGTTGGAAACCCTGAATACGTAATTTGGCTAGAATCAACAATAGAAACCATATACAAAGAACTTAAAGAAATACAGTTAATGCTATGAAAAACACCTCTAAACCCAAGCCAAAGATATGACCGAACACGTTTACCCAGTTAACGACCTAATAGAGCATAATCTAAATGATTTAGATGGTAACTACTCCTGTCCTTGTGACCCTAAGATTGACGTTGAATTAGGATTAATAGTGCATAACTCATTAGACCGAAGAGAGGTATATGAAAACCTTTAGAAAGCATTTAGACCAGAAGATGAAGAAAGTTAGTTTTAAGAAGATTATGACTAATACAGCCAAGCCCAAGATAGACCCCTCCAGACTAAGGAAGGTGGAGGTAGAGCCAGTAATGAAAGCCGGTCAAAAAGTTACTATCGGAGAACCTATCAACTTTTACATACCTGAAACCAAACCCCTTAAAGTAGGTAACTTCAAGAAGAGGAAGAAATGAGATACGATAATAGCAATAGACTAATAAGTAAAGAAGAGTATCAAAAGCAAGTTCTACAGCAACGATACCCTAATGCTGATATAGTTCCATTTTACCCGATTCCAGGCAGGCAGTTCATGAATGGATATACTGCACAGCATCGCACACAATACGGGATGCCATTATGAATAAAACTCTAGAAGAATCTCGAAAAGAATTTGAGGAAAGTCTTAATGAAGCCGGTTTAACAAACGTTTTTTATACCAGTAATAATACTCGTGAAACCGAACTACCCCCTAACTACGAGACTAAATACCTAGCCCTATTAGAAGACTACAAGAAACTATCTGATAAATACGCTGATTTAGCGGTTAAAGCGTATAATGGCAATAAGCTAAGAGAATGGGACCACCAAGGCGACCCAAGGGAAACAGAGGGATGAGTTCTCTAACAAAAATATTAAAGGGAGTAGCTCGTTTCAACTGGGAACAATCAGGACTATCAAAAAAAGCATTACCAATTTTCGAGAGGAGATACAAAGATATGTACTACCTGGCCACTGATAAGCAAAAAGAAGAGATGAAACGAGGTTTTGAATGATTACACCTTTAGTGGTAAAAGAAAGCGAAAAATATAAGTGGAAAATAACTAAACACTGCTATACTCAAGAGAACCCACAAGAGCGTAACTTTGGTAAATCAATCATTAGATATGAGTATGTAAATGAAATCTCAGGAACTAAGTATATGATTGAAAATTGGTATCCATCGTTTAAAATAGGTGATACTGAAGATAATAACACTGATATGTATTTAAGAATTTGCAACTTAGTTGATGGTGGGAGGTTTGAATGAGTAATACAAAAAAGAATGCGGGTTGTAGTAACTGCAAGCATTATGAATACTTTCAACCCATAACAAATTTGCATGGTTTAGATGTTTGCAATAGCGATCTAACAGTAAAAATCAAAGGAAAAGTAAATGATTATAAGGAAGGTTTTGTTCAAAAGGAATATGGTTACTATCCCAAAAGAGAGAACAAAGACTTAACCTGTAAAGGTTTCACCCCTATTGATTGGAAAGCTAAATATGAGGCAATCAAGGATAAAAAACCAGACCCAGAGCTTTACGTAAAAGCGAAGGACTATGAAGAATCTCTTTATACAATTGATAAACTAGATAAAAAACTTAACAATACAGTCACTTGGCTTATTTGGGTATCAACTATCTTTTTCCTAACCGTTGTAATTATGTCAGGAGTATATTTAAAACTAGGATAACCTATGAGTCAGAATTTATTTAAATACTTTTTTATGCCATTGAGTGAAACAGAATCTTTAAAAAGCTCACTTAAACATTATCAAAGCCTTTTAGAAGATGAATATTATAAAATTGAACACCTAAAGTCTGAGCATCTAATACTCGAAGCCGCTTCCCGCAAAAGGGAAACAGAAATGTATAAAGCAAAACAGGAGATTTACAAGGACTATGAGGAGCTTCTAACCAAACACCACAAGCTGATAGAGGCTCAAGGAGCACTTTTAAAGAAGGTTAACCCATGAACCAACCAACAAAACCAAACTGCCCTCAATGCAATAAGACTATGGACACTATTGTGCCGAAGAGTAGGCCGGAAAAAGGTGAATTCTTCTGCTACGATTGCAGAAAATCAATAAGAATGGATAAGCCGGGAGAAGGTTCCTATTGGAGTGAGGGATAGATGAGTGAAACTTTCGTAATCCTAGTATATTTTATAGGAGTCATGGCGGTATTCTCTCCATTTATATTGGTAATGCTAATTATAGGGCAATTACCTGGCTTAAACATAAAATCAATGTACGATGACCCAAGAGACCCTAAGTTCCTAGAAGAAATGAAACAACTTAAGATAAAAATGGAAAAAGAAGAAAATAACTGGAAGACATGGCACTTAAACACGCAAAACAAGGTTACTAAATGAAAGAAACAAGCGGTACGGCTATTCTAATGAGAAACACAATGGCCGAAAGGTATTCTCAGAAAGAAATGAGAGACCTTATGGATGAGATTATCACCAACCCTTTACAAAGTGGAGCGAGTAGGGCAGGAAAAACAGTGAGTTTACAAGACGTAACTCAAAAAACTAAAGATTCAAAATAGATTCTATTAGGAACTGATTATGAAGACTAAACCAAAGGGACTACCAAAGACAGGCGGGGCTGTTAAAGGCAAGAGTAGCAAGCGGTCTAAGCTATTAGAGCAGATAAAAGAAAGTGGTAAGGATGGCCCCGTTGAGGTTCTCCTGAAAGAAATGTGGGACAAGGAAACTGAGCCATCAGTGAAAAGAAAGATAGCTGAGGTACTTTTACCTTATATTGAGAGAAGACAACCCACCGAAATTGAGCAGACAAACCTAAACGCTTATGAAGCATTATCAGAAGATGAGCTATTACAGAGACTAAAGGAGCTAGGATGATGGATGAACTAGAAAGTGAAGAGTTTTATGAGCTAATGCAAGAATACAGAATTGCTCCGGTACAGTGTCAAGATATAGTTATAATTAAGTTTGAGGCTGTTAAGGACTGGATCAGGTGCTTTAAGGAGACACAATGACTGATAAAGATGAAAGTTATTATTACGAAACTGGCTATAGCTTTCTTAAAAGAATAGTAAAGGTTCGCGAATGGCACACAAAGAGAAAAGGGTATTTTGGAATGGTAAAACTAAAAGTAAAAAAAGACAAATGGCTAGAAGGGGCTAAAAAAGGCTGTAATTATCTAATGGGATGTGAAATAGAATGGATATGAAGGAGACAGTATGAGCATAGTAATCAACACGACCCAGATAATATTCATAATGATAGGCTTGATGATAGGGGCGGGTATCTTTTTTGTAGTAGCTAATATATTAGAGGGATTCATTGCTCTTATTAAATGGTGGTTTGATGTATAGTTCTATCCCATCGGTGAGAGAATGACACTTAAAGCCTAAAAAGGGCAATTGGAGAGAGATGAGATGATGAGGAAATTAAAACCCATAGTAAGATTTAAGGGTGAGTGGATGGGTACAGCTTACCCAAATGGAAAGGTTTATATTAAAGATTTAGATATGAACTTGATAGACTCATATAATGATAAAAAAGGGGATAGAGTGAACCCAAACCCCGTTATTCTTGATTATGCTGCCGAGGCTGATATATATTTAAAAAATGATTATGGTGTTATTCAGCTTTATGATTACAAAGATATGATAATCTATTCAAAGCCATTAAATGAGTTTGACGATTAAATGCCAGTATCTAACCGTGAAATACTAATAGAGAAAATCCTCATCAAAGAGGAGCTTGCAAACCGTGTCAAGTACAACAAGATTAAATCATACTTCCCAGAAGTAGGCCCACTAAGACGAGAGCTGTACAAAAAGCACATGGAGTTTTTTGAAGCTGGCGCAACTTATACAGAGAGATGCTGTTTAGCTGCTAATCGTATTGGCAAGACAGAATCAATGGGTGGCTATGAGGTAACGTGTCATTTAACCGGATTATACCCAGATTGGTGGAAAGGGCGCAGATTCACTAAACCAACTCAAGGCTGGGCAGCAGGTGATACTAGTCAAACGGTGCGAGATATATTACAACAGAAGCTGTTAGGAGATATAAACGATATAGGCAGCGGATTAATACCAAAGCACTTGATACTTGGCACTACTCCAAAGACAGGTGTTCCGGAGGCGATTGAAACGGTAAGGATTAAACACGTATCAGGTGGTACCAGTTTACTAGGATTCAAGAGTTATGACCAAAAGCGTAAAGCATTCCAAGGAACTAAGAAGGATTTTATTTGGGAAGATGAAGAACCACCCATTCTGATTCATACTGAGTGCTTATTACGTTTAATGGATACTAGCGGTGGTGATGATACAGGGCTTAGCATCTGCACTTATACCCCATTAGAGGGTATTTCCGATACTGTAATGCATTTCTTACCAGAGGGTGATTGGGCTAATATAAAGAATGTGGGTGCTGTATTTGTCATGATGGCTGATTGGTGGGATGTTCCACATATCAGTGAGAAGCAAAGAGACGTGTTATTGGCTAGTATTCCCATTTACCAACGTGAAGCCAGGTCAAAGGGTATTCCACAATTAGGAAGTGGTGCTATTTATCCTGTATCCGAATCAGAGATAACAGTACCCGACTTTGAGATACCTGAACACTGGCCTAAATTATATGCAATGGATGTGGGTTGGAATAATACCGCTGGTTGTTGGATAGCATTGGATAGAGAAACAGATACGACCTATATTTACAGTGTTTACAAGAAAGGTGAGGCTGAACCCGCTATTCACGCTCAGGCGTTTCATGCAAGAGGTGATTGGATAAAGGGTAAGATTGACCCCGCTGCAAGAGGTAGAAGTCAAAACGATGGCACCCAATTAATACAGTCTTATATGGACTTAGGTCTTAAGGTTACACCAGCTCAAAACGCTGTTGAGGCGGGAATCTATAAAGTATGGGAAGCTTTCAGCACTGGTAGGCTCAAGGTGTTTGCTAGTCAAAGGATGTTTTTTGAGGAATTTAGGCTATATCGTAGGGATGAGAAAGGAAAGATAGTCAAAGTAAATGACCATATTTTAGATTGCGTCCGTTATGTGTATATGAGCAAAGATGAGGCAAGCGTCAAGCCAGTGAAGAAACAAGTTTACAGTAGAGGTTATGGAGGTAGTAGTTTTGGGTAAGATAGAATGGATTAAGATTGAAGATTTCCAACCATCTGATAACGGGAATGTAAACTTATTGCCTCATTTGTACGAAAACGAATACCCTGACTACAAAGACGCTCCTTTTATGGGGTTTTATGAGAAAGGCAAATGGTTCGATGAAGATGCTGATAATGAGCTGACTAGTGAAGATATAACCCACTGGGCTCCCCTTCCTAAGAATCCTTTTGAGTAGTTTGGATGAGTGTGTTTACTGTTCGTGTTGGAACTTCTAGGGAGAACACGCAAGCCTGTCACAAGGAGTAAAAGAATAAGCCTAGACGAGGTCTTAGAAACTGTGTGGCGTTGAATGCACACTCATCCTTTTTAATTTAATACCCCCTACCTTAGTTTAAATATATATATTATAACCGAGTGTAAAAACTCCCCGTACTTAGTACGCACCACATTTTGAATATACAACGAGGTGCGTTGAATGGCTAAGACCCAATCCACAGAAGAAACTAAAAAGAAGACCGCAGAAGAAGTCCAAGAAGAAATACACACGCTAGCACTAGAACGGTTCAAAGAGATTCAAGACTATGAAGGCTCTGAAAGAATCGTTATGGAGGACGATAAAAAGTTCTCTATAGGTGAAGATGATGACCAATGGAACCCTGATGATGTAACCAGTAGAAAGAACTCAAGACGCTCATTCCTCACAATAATGAGGTCCAATCAGTTTACGGATTTCACCAAGAACCAAGCTAGACAGTCAAAGGCTTCGATAAAGATTTCACCCACTGACTCAGGAGCTAATGAAAAGTTCGCTGAACGAAGACAGGGTTTAGTCAGACAGATTCAATATGAGAGTATAGCAAGTCAAGCGCGACAAGCCGCTTTTGATGATTCAGTAGATGAAGGAAGAGGGCATTATATTGTCAAGACTGAGTTCATTGAGGGTACGTTTAACCAAAAGATTATAGTAGAACCGATTAAAGACGCTCGTTCCGTGTATATGGATTGGCGAAGACAAAGACCAGATTATAGTGATTGTGAGTATGGCTTTGTGATTAACCCGCTAGAAAAAACACTCTATGAGACTAAATACCCTGATTTCCCTCTAAATAGTTGGGAAAGCAACCAAAAGCAGACTGATTTCTGGCAGACAGAGAAAGATGTTATGATTGCCGATTATTACTGTAAGATGTTTAAGACTCGTACTCTTATTGAAGTGGCTGGTGTTGGAAGGGAAGAAGGCCAAACCAAGATATTATTTGAGGATGAAGTCAAGGAAGAATTAAGTGATGAAAGAATTCTACAAAAGCGTGAAGTAGAGGACCCGTACTGGATGTATTACAAAATGAGTGGTCAGGATATTCTTGAAGAAAAAGAATTACCTTGGAAAGAAATCCCTATTTGTACGGTGATTGGCAAAGAAGATAATCTTAATGGGCGTTTTATCTGCAAAGGTCTTATTCGAGATATTAAGGCACCTTTAAGACTTTATAACTTTGTCAGTAGTAATGAAGCTGATATTATCGCTAAAGCACCACGAGCCCCTTGGGTGGGTGCTGCTGGACAATTTGAGGGCTTTGAGACTCAGTATGCAAATAGTAACGTATCTGATGAGGCCACGCTAGAGTACAACATGGTTTCCCTTAATGGAAGCCTTGCTCCTGCTCCACAAAGAGCCCAATTTTCAGTTGATTTAAGCAATTTAACACAACAGAAAATGAGCATACTTGAAGACTTAAGGGCTATTACAGGTATTAATCAGGCTTCATTAGGTGAGAAATCGAACGAGGTTTCAGGTGTGGCTATCCGTCAAAAAGCTAGTCAAGCTAATACGGCTAACTTCCATTACCCCGATAATTTGGCAATGTGTATTAATCATGAAGCTAGGGTCATTAATTCAGGCTTATCGGTAATCTATGATACAAAACGAACCATTACTCTAAGGGATGATGAGGAAGAAGAAACAATTGAAGAAATTAATGGCGAAGGTGATGAAGGCTTGGGTGATGGTAACTTTAACGTGACTACCTCCATAACTTCTAATTTCAATACTCAGAGAGAAGAGGAAGCCGCTGGACTAATTGAGATGTCAAGCAAGTCGGCTGCTATTCAAGAGATTGGTATGGGCAAGGTAGTTAGGGCTCAGGATTGGTTTGGTAAGGATGGTTTGGCCGATTTAATGGATGCTTTTACAGCTATGAAATACCCACAGCTTGCAGACCAATTGAATAAAAAAGGCCAAGATGATGAAATAGGCGTACTGACTCAGCAATTGCAACAAGCTCAGCAACAATTAGGGCAAATGCAGCAACAAATGCAACAGCTTCAAGAACAATTGCAAAAAGCTGACGCGGATAAGCAAGCAGCGGCAGCGGGTAAGATTCAGGTTGAGATGGAAAAGCTCAAACTTGACCAGCAAAGAGTACAGCTAGAAGGTCAAAAGATAGCCGGCGAGTTACAACTCAAAGCAAAAGAACTTGAACAGGATATGCTTAAGACTGACTTAACAGTTAGCTCACAGCAGAAAATAGCAGAAGATGGCCACCAAGTAGAATTGATAAAGGTTCATGCTGACACTCAGAAATCTGATAAAGTAATACAAGTAGACCTTATCAAAGAACAGAACGCAGATAAACGAGCTTTAATGCCCGCCAATGTGGAGAAACCCGACAAGGAAGAAAAGGAAGAGAAGAAGCCTAAAGAGGTGAAATCTGCTCCTATTACAGTTAATGTGGATGCAAGTCCAGCCAAGAAGAAAAGCTCAGTTATTACCCCAAACGGTAAGGGTGGGTACGATGTAAAAACGGTTGAGGGTGATTGATGGATATGGAACTGGCTAAAGGAATTTCAATCATATTAGCAGCAGTAGGTATCTTGCTAAAGATTATTTTTGATTACAGTAAAGGAAAAGAGAAAGCAAAAGAACAATCAGTAAGCTCTTATGAGGCAGTGATGACGACTATTGTCAAAGATGTAAAATCAATACTCATTAAGCTAACTGAAAACACAAGTTCGATAGGCGTAGTGGTTACGAGTACAAATATTGAGACCAAGCAGGTAAACAAGTCATTAGAGAAGCTAACTGAAAAGAGTGACGATAGGGCAGAGAAGCTAAACGATATTCACGGTATGACATCGAGAGACCATGAAAGGATTCAGAAGACAGAGAACCATTTAGATAAAATTGCGGAATTAATCGCTAATGGCGGAATGTGTTCATACAAAGGATAAGGGGATAATATGGCAGTAATAAGTAATAAGCGACTAGCAGAAATGCGAAGGGAGTACGTCAAAGGCAAACATCCCGATTACGACAAGGCAACTTTAAACGCGGCCTTTCAAGGATATGAGGACTATTTACAGACTACTCAGGCGGGCGGGGTAGCGGCTTTTAATACAGCTACAAGCCCTTATGTATTTAGTAATGCAGAGAAAAAAGTACTAGCTGCAATTGTTTTTAAATTTAAATATGATGAGGATAAATAATGGCTACTCACAGAATCCCAATACTAGGCTTTTCTACTAAACCGGATGCGAGCGGAGAGGTGTTTTTTGAGCCTCAATCAGTAAAAGGAACTAATGATTTCTTTGACCAATTGGTTTTAGTGTTTAATGATACCAGTACAAAAGACTCATTATACGGCACCTTTCAAGTGCCTCAAAACTATGTAGACTCACCAGTTTTCCAAATTGAATGGACTTCTACAGCTACTAGTGGCAACTATATCGCAAATTTAGATTATAAAACTGTTGCGGCCAATGAATCAATGGACCAGGCCACAGCACAAGAGGCTTTGACTGTGACAGATGTTGCACCCGGAACCACTGATTTGCTCCAGCATGCCACAATGGCAGCGACAGCGGGTAACTTTGAGGTAGGTGACATGGTGCCTTTTATCTTCTCAAGGGATGGTGCGAGTGCTGATACTATCGCTGCTGCTGTAACTGTTTTCGGGTTGTATTTTGAATATACTGATGTTTGATTTAGATAGTTATCTTTGCGGAATGTTTGATGGTGAGGGCAAACGTGTGGCCGATAAAATGAGTATAGCAAAAGAAGAGTACGATGAGAGAAAACATCTTTGTGAGACAATAACAAGGTTAAAAACAGCGTGATAAACAAAACTTTAAAATATACGGATGCTTAATGGCTAGACAGTTTGGAGCTAGTGATTATCTGAATTGTGGTGATTTCTCCTCAATAGATGGCCTTACTACGTTCTCAATGGGAGCATGGGTTAAGCGAGCATCCTCAAGTGCAGTTGTAAATATTTCTAAGTTTTCTAGTACCACTAGCGACTTGTCAATTCAAGTGTATAGTGATGGGAAGATATATTTAGCAATGCGAAATGGAGGTAATACTTCTGCTAATTTCTCTAGGAATGTTACGACTTGGGATAGGGTACTATGGGTGTTTGATGGTGCTTTGGTGGGAAATGCAAGGTCAATATGTTTTCTAAATGGAGCGTCTCAGGCCTTGTCTTATAATGGGGCTGTGCCAGCGACTACTCCGACAAACGCAGGTAATTTTGAAATAGGCAAAATTGCATCGGGGTACTCTAACGGGGCAATTGCAGAAGTTAAAATATGGGACTTTGCTTTGAATGCAGGTGAAGCAAAAGACGATTATTACGGGACTGGCCCATCGCCAACGATAGGATATTGGCCTTGCTCTGGGTATTCACCAGAGCCAGATTATAGTGGGGCGGGTAATGCAGCAAGTTTGGTTAATACCCCAACAATAACGGACCATCCCCCTATAACCCCACAGTTTGGGTCAGATTCGGATTTTTCACCTTATGCGATTGCCACGGCTGGTGGTCATGGTGGTTTACTTTCAGCACAAAGAAACAGATTAATTTACACATGAGGTTTAAATGTCATATATAGGCGATTTTGCAGAAGATTACGCAACACTGAACACAAAGTTTACTACTGTGGGTAGTGATGGAGCAAGCACTGTATTGGCTGGCTCCCCTGTCATTTCAGTGTATAAAGCAAATGGAACTACTCAGAGTACCGCCGGTATTACTTTATCAGTAGATTTTGATTCTGTTGTAGGGTTGAATAATGTGTTAATTGACCTTTCTGCTGACGCCTTTTATGCAGTAGGAAATGACTATCAAATTGTAATTACTACCGGTACAGTGGGAGGCACTTCTGTCGTGGGTTATGTGGTGGGTGAGTTTAGTATTGAAAATAGATTTATGAGGGGTACTGATTTAGCTGCCTTAGCCACTACTTTATCAAGTAAAGTGCCTAATAACTTGAACACAACGGCCTCCGGTAATATAGGAATTGATTGGGCTAATGTAGAGAACCCTACCACTGCGCTTGATTTAAGCGGAACGGATATTCAATTAGTTGATACCGCTACAACCGTAACCAACGAAACTACTGCTGATATGACTAAAATTAACGGTGTGGCTGCTAGTGCTGTTAATTTGGAACAAGGGGCATTTGCTTTAGTACCTGGGGCAGCCGTTACAGGAACCCTGACAACTACGACTTTCACGACTAACCTGATAGAGGCTACAGATGACCACTATAATGGTCGAGTAGTTACTTTCACTAGCGGAGTCTTAAACGGTCAATCAACAGATATAACCGATTACACGGGTAGTACTAAATTAATAACTGTTACAGCAATGACAGAAGCCCCAAGTAATACGGACACCTTCGTTATAAGCTAAAATGGCAAAGACTAGGCATGGACAAAAAGGAATAGGTGTAAGGCCATACGCTGGTTTCGTTCCTAAGAATCCTGCTTCTGGACCTAAAAGCTCTGCTACAGTAACCCGTTTACTTTCCATTGGTATTGGTGGTAGGCGTAGGAAAACGGGCAAGGGTGAAGGTCCGTTTACTCGTTTAACCACAATGGCTATAAATGGCCGTAGGGTTGTATTTGAGCCTAAGAACCCAATTATACCACCTGTTGAATTGGTGGTTACTCGTTTACTCACTTTTGGTATTGGTGGTAAAAGGGTATCATTTGAACCCAAGACACCTTTTGAAACAGCCTCTACCAATGTCATGGGTGGCGGGAAAAAGATATATGGAGTAAAGAAAAAGCAATGGACTGATGAGGAAATAAAGGGATTAGAGGCTTATGGTAAGGCTAGCCTACGGATAGTAGATGAACCAGAAGAAATATCTACCCCTAGTACCGAAGAATTAGTTATATTAGAAAGGCAAGAGGAACCTGAATTAGCTGTAAGTATAGATAGTCAGGTTGGACTAGATAGTATTGAAAGTCCTGATATGGGTTTAATCTTGGCAATATGGGAAGCTCACAATTCTTAAGAGACGAGGAATAAAGATGAACGAACAAACACCACAAGAAGAATTACAGGTAGAACCTGAAACAGCGGTCATTGAAACCGTTGAGGAAGTGGTAGAAAAGACCCCAGAGCAAGTAGAAGAGGCCAAAGAAGCCGAAAAAGCAAAAGGCAAGCAAAGACTAAGCGACCGAAATAAAACTCTCACATATCAAGCAAGAGAAGCCCAAAGAGAGGCGAAAGCATTAAGAAGAGAAAACGAAGAATTAAAGCAAGCTAACCAACTTAAGAGTAAACCCGACCCTGATAATTACGTTGATGAAGACAAGCTTGAAGCAGACAATCAGAGATGGGGCCAGCAAGAAGAAGACAGGATTAGAGCTGATGAAAGGGCTAGAGTAAGACAACAAGAAGCGGGAAGGAAGAAAAGCCAGAGTTGGGCAGAACAGCAAGAGAAAGCCCTTGAATCTGACCCTAATTACTTGGCTAAAGAGAAAAGAATTATATCAAAGCTGAAAGACCATGCAGAATTTGTATCTGTAGAATCAGCTAAGACAGTGAGAGATTTGTTAAACAGCACAAAGCAAGGCACCAAAATAGTATCTCATTTCGATGAGAACCCCGATGAACTAGAAGATATTCTGGAATTATCGCCAATAGAACAGTTAAAGGCCATTACTGCTGTTGAAACAAAGGTGTTAGCTAAAACACCTAAAACCGTTAGCTCCGCACCCACTCCGATTGAATCAGAGAAGGGAGGCGCAACCCGTGCTAAGGCAGCTTCTGGAATTGCTTTCGATGAAAAGAAAGAATCTTGGAAGGAATTTTGCATTAGACGTAGAACAAAGTAAGAATACTTGCGAACCTAAAGGACTTTTATAGCCCTTTCCCGTCTACGGACGCTCCTAATCGCTACAACATAAAACCGTCAATTCCGATGGTTTAAATAATTTAGGAGGCCAATCATGGCTACAAATGTCAATTTAATTAATGATATTGTTCTTCCCGGGTCTATGTCAGACTTTCGGAATGGAACAGTAATCACTAATGCAATAAAACCGCATTATGATGATACTTACAGTGCTTTTGGTACTAAGCCAGGTGCTGCAATCAATTTACGTACTCACCAACTTGTAGAAGTTCGAGAGGATAGTTTTGATATTGATGTGAAAGGAATTGAACAGCGTTCAGTACCCTTTACCAAATCAAAAGTATTTGGGGTTGATTTAACTTACACTGATGCCGAACTAGCTCAAGATGTAAACGGTTTCATGGAGTACCGTGTAAAACCAATTATGAACACTTTGGCCGCAAAAGTTGACCAATACGTTTATAGTCAAACCGCTAATGCTATCAACCAAGCTGTTGCCCTTCCTGTAACAAATGTCGATTCAGACGATATTTTGAATGCTGGTGTAATTCTTGATGATGCAAGTTGTTTGCGTGATGGTGAGAGAACAGTTATTTTAAGCCCTAAAGGCATGAAGCAGATTGTTTCTAGTTCTTCTGGTCTTTTTAATAACGCTTCTAGCATTTCACAGCAATACAATGATGGTATTATCGACGTAACCCCTACACTTGGGTTTAAGTTCGGTATGTCTCAGAATGTTTCAAGTCATACAGTTGGTGCTCATGATGGAGCTTATTTGGTTAAAACCACCTCCGTTGATGATGCTACAACTCTGGATATTGACACAGGAACAGGAACCATCGCAGCTAATGATATTTTCACTATAGCTGGTGTAAATTCTGTGGACAAATTCACCAAACAAGATACTGGCGAATTAATGCAGTTCAGGAATGTTACTGCTTCTGCTGGTGGAGATGTCATTTTGACTATCAGCCCTCAGATTGAATTAGCTGGCCCTTACCAGAATGTAACTGCCTTACCTGTCGCAGGTGCAGCGGTAACAGTTCTTGGGACTCTAAGCACAGCGTTTAGACAGGGTCTTGCTTTCCATCCTGATTTTGCAGCGGTTGGATTTTGTGATTTAGAAATACCATCAGATAAGGGTGTTGTCGGTGCTCGTAAAGTACTTGATAATATCTCCATGAGATGTATCACAGGATTTGATATTAAATCTTCTCAGCAGTATATGCGTTGGGATATTTTGATGGGTGCTGTAGTGACTGAACCGTCACGAGCTGTACGTATTTACATACCGTAATTGACTACCCCTAGCACAACGCTGGGGGAGTTTTAAACTTAAAAGGAGGCTTTAAAATGCCAACATCAGCAAATTCATACTTAGCAGGTGCCGTACCTTTAGATTACGGTAATGACGATGGGTCCGTACTTCGTGACCCTGTTGCAACAACTAGCTCAATATTATCCTCTTCCTCTTCTTTAGGGGTTGGGTATTCTACTGGTTCAGGTGGTGCAGTCACACAAATAACGAGTAGGGCTACAGCGGTAACAATAGCTACTATTTGCGGTCAAATCACAACAGACACAACTTCGTTAGCAGCGGAAGCTTCTGCAAAGTTTACTGTTACAAATTCATCTATGGCAGAAGCAGATGTCGTTGTACTCAGTTTTCGTGATGCTGTGGCTCTCAATACTAATTGCGTTGTAACAGACACCGCCGCTGGTTCTTTTGAGATTACAGTAATTAATGGTAATGTAGCAGCCGGTACAGCCGAAACTGGAGCAATCATTATTAATTATGCCATCATCAAAGCAGTCGCAGCTTAACACTTTGGGGGTGGGTAACTGCCCCCATTTTAGGAGACTTAATGAAACAATACCCTAGATATTTATACAAGAGCAAAGAAGAGACAGTCAAAGTAAATAACGCCATTGAAGAGTATGAGGCCGGATTAGAAGGTTTTCAAAGTCATTGGATGGAAAGAGTAAACGAAGCCCAAAAAGGGACCGAGAAAGAAGTTATTAGAACGAACCCAGAGGTATTTGAAGATGTGGAAGAAACTATTCAAGATAGCCCAAGAGCTGATTCTCCTGTACTTGGAGAAACGAAAAGCGAAGAAAGCCCTGAAATTAGAGAAGAAGCTAAACCGTTAAGCCCACAACAAAGAGCGGCTATTACTAGAAAGAAAAATAAACGAGGTAAATAATGGCTCAAACAGTCAATGCAATTATACTGGGTGCTTTAAAGTCTCTTAATGTAAAGGCGGCTGGTGAGTCGTTATCTGCTGATGAGGCTGCTGATGGTTTGATCGCATTTAATGATGTGATAGAGCTTATGAACCTGCAACCTTTAATGCACCCTTCACAAGCTCAATTATCACAGGCATTGACAACAGCGGGTACTTATACCTTTGGAACGGGCGGGGATAACTCAGTACGTCCAGTGAGTATTAACTTTGCGTTCGTAAGGGATTCAAGCAATTTAGATATACCTGTTAATATTATTTCAAATGAAAAGTATAGTTTAACGGCCCTTAAGGCTACTAGTTCTTCATACCCGTTTAATCTGTATTATCGGAATACCTATCCTTTAGGAGTAGTTAATTTATATCCAACTCCATCCACTGGGTACACTCTTTATTTAGAGACTCAGGCAGCATTATCCACTTATTCAGCCGTGACTGACTCAGTTGATTTGGCACCAGCTTATATCAAATACATTAAGAATCAATTAGCTATTGATATTTCGCCTGAATACAAAGCAAATATCTCCCCAGTTATCTATGAGAACAAAAAAGAGGCTAAAGCATGGATTAAACGAATGAACAGTAAGGACAAGCCCATAATGCAGAATACAGCAAGACAGGCTACTAGTCGTGGTTTAGGTGGGTCTTACCTGTTTGGTGGGGTTTAAGTGGTAGAGATTCCTTTCGTCGGTCAATCTTATTTAATGGAAACTTTGGATATATCTTCCCAAAGTACTCTGAACATGTATCCCGAGAGTTACAAAGACGGGAAAACAAAGGTAGTCACTAGTTTAAGAACTACACCAGGGACGTTACTCACAGCTACTCAGAGTTCAGGTGCTAATAAAATGCGAGCCTTGTATCAGTCATCCACAGAGCAGTTTTTCGGTGTTAGAGGTAATGGTGTTTCAGAGTATGATACTGCTTTTTCAGAGACTTCACGTTTTACATTGACTACCGGAGCCTTTGAAGATGACGCAACCATAGTTCAAATGGCTGATAATGGCGTGCAAATGCTCGTGGTTGATGGTTCAACATCGGGATACACTTATAATTTATCTACAAATACAGCTACGGTTATCAGTGACGTTGATTTTCCCGCTGCTACTCATTGCGCTATCATTGACGGGTTTTACATAGTTAACAAGCCTAATTCCACCTTATGCCTTTATTCGGCTGTGGATGACCCTACAACGTGGAGCAGTCTTTCAACTCTATCGAAAGAGGGTTCAAGTGATTACGTTAATTCTTTGATTGTATCTAATCGCAGGATATGGGTATTTGGTAAACAATCTTATGAAGTGTTTTATAATACTGGAGACTCTAACAACCAATTTTTGAGAATGGAGGGAACCTATCATCAAATAGGTAATCAGGCTCCAAGTTCATTGGCTCAAGATGGTAAGAGTATATTCTGGCTAGGTTCAAACGCTCAGGGTTTTGGGCAGATTTATAGAAGTATAGAGGGTGGCTTTGATGGTATACCCATCTCCACCAAACCCCTTGAGACTGCTATTCATGGTTATACAAGTACTACGGACGCTGTGGGTTATTGCTACCAACAAGAAGGGAATAGCTTTTATGTGCTCACCTTTCCCACTGATAATAAAACATGGGTGTATGATACTGAAAACGGGATGTGGCATGAAAGAAGTTATCGAAATCCTGTTACGGGAGTAGATGAAAGGCATAGAGGAAGAGTGCAAGGATTCTTTAATGGTAAGAACTATTTAGGTGATTACGACAACGGTAATATTTACGAGATTTCAACCACTACTTATACCGATAATGGAGACCCTATTATTAGAAAACGTGTTTCTCCTGTTATTTGGAACGCATTAGACAGAGTATTCTATACCAGCTTTCAATTAGATATTGAGGTAGGTGTAGGACTTGTCACAGGGCAAGGAAGTGACCCTAAAGTTATGCTTAGATGGTCTGATGATGCCGGTAGGAATTGGAGTATTGAGAGGCAATTATCAGCGGGTAAGATTGGAGAATATTTAACTAGAGTCAAACAGAATCGTTTAGGTTCATCAAGGGCTAGAGTGTTTGAGATTACATATTCAGAGCCTACCCCTTTTAATATCCTTGACGCTCATGCGGAGTTCTCTTAATGGCTCTCCCTCCAGTACCAAGGGAACACCCCTTTTTACTTAAAGAAAGTAATAAACCTTCTATGCCTTGGATGTTCTGGTTTGAGTTTATTAAAAATAAATTAATAACACCAAAGGCCGATACTGTTGATGATATGATAAACCTGCCTATTGGTACTGTATCTTATATCAATACATTAGGCTACTATGTTAAAGGTGATTTAGGGGCGGGAGCTTATTATTGGAATTCAACGTCAACAGCAACCCCAGACGGTGGGTTAATAATTGCACATGTTACATTGCCAACAGTAGGAAGATTTGAATTAATACACAATGGTATAGTATCTGTATTGCAATTTGGCGCAAAGGGAAATGATGGTGCTGACTCTTGGGATGATTTAGCACCGTTACAGGCTTGTATGGACTCTATGAGTGCAATAGGCGGGGCAAAAGTAACAATTCCTTCTACTGGTTCAGATTATTTAGTAAGTAATATTTTATTAATAAAGGGTGAATTAACCGTAGAATGGTTGGGCGGTGGTAGTTATATCAGGGCTAGTCAGATTGGTGATGGTGGGACTGTTAGTACAAACGCAGATAATCAAAATGTAACATTTATAAATCCTCATGTCGATGGGGGAGGTGATTCTATCATTACTGGCGGTTCTGGTAATAATGGAATAGGAGGGGCTTCAAATACTGGTTCTGTTACAGTATTTGGAGGCCATATTAAAAACTGTTCAAGGGGAAATACAGATATAAGAGACGGAGGAAAGGCTTTTCAATTTGAAGGAGGAAACGCTCAAATTGAGGTATATGGTACATATATAGAGGATTGTTTCATGGCTTTATCCACTAGGAGAGATGTGGGGACTGAGCCAACTTTAGGAGGGGTTCATGTAATTTTTGACGGTATATTTGCTAAGAATTGTGAAATAATGTTATTCTGTCAAATGGCAAACACTTCTGATAACACAGGAAGGGAGTACTCTATTTCTTTAGATAATTTTACTTGCGTGGATTTTGGTTCAAACTATACTGCTGGCATTTTTATGTTCTCAAGAGCTAGTAATGTAAAAATCAGCAATGGTACGGTTTCGGGTACAGTAACAATGGACTCTATAATCCGAGGAAGGGCTAGAAAGCTTCGTATTGATAATGTAATAGTTAATCAAGACGCTACCTGTTTAATAAATATTGACCCTGTTGCAACTATTTACGGGAGTTCCTTAAATTATGCTCCAGACGCTAGTGCAATGGCTGACAACTATTATAATGTAACCGCTACAGGAACTTATGATTATGTGTATAATTCTGATTCTCTTGCTTCTGACGCTCAAAATCTTTCTGGACCACCAGCCGTAAATTCAACTTACCCTAATAGATTTTTACAAAACTCATATTTTGACATAATACTTTCAAATGATGTAGGTGTTGAGCTTGCTTCTTCTGCAACAGCTATAAATAATAATACATGGCTAATGCTAATGCTTAATAATAAAGTCATATATGGCAAAGTGGGTGATATACGTTCGGGTTATGATAGTATAGGCTCGGACTCTAGTTTTGTTTTTGCGACTTCGGGGCTTAATTTTGCTTCTGACTTAACCACTCCATCTAGTATCTTATCAGAGGAGACTATTACAGCAGAACAATTAACTAGTACAGATGAAATATTAGCAGCTAATAATATTAGAATTAATAAAGATGATGGGGAAATACAGTTAGGCAATAGTATAAATGATTTTAGAATGAAGTGGGATGGAACGGGGTGGGTTAATACTTTAGCGGCTGGATATTTTAGAATAGACAATAGCGGTAAAATGGGGTTGAATGCTGTACCCTCCCTTTATGTTCATCTAAAAGGTGGGGCCTCCCAAATAGTGGGTGTGACAGAATCGACATCTTCTGTAGCATCATACATGACTTTTAAGCATGCATCATTAGCCGAAAGCGTAGTTTACCACGGGGCAGTGGGAAGTAACTATGCCATTTACACTAATAGCTTGAATAGAGTTCAAGTGGATGAAAATGGTAATGTTGGTATTAATGACATAACCCCTACTTATAAGTTGGACGTAAATGGTAACGCTAGGATAGTAAGTGATTTTACTACAGATGGGGGCAGAATCAAACCCCCCACTAGAGTAACAACCACTTACACTATACTCGTAACAGATGACCAAGTTTTTGGTAATACTGATTCAGCAGGGTTTACGGCGACTCTTCCGGCAGGGGTGGAGGGGCAGAGTTTTAGAATAGTTAATACGGGCTCTAGTTCAAACACACTTACTTTAGCGCCTAATGGTAGTGAGCATTTAATAGGGGTAAACTCGAACTGGACACTGGCAGATGGTGAGTCATTGATAGTCACATATAACGCTACAGACGGATGGTATTAAAATGAGTAGAAGTTTTTCAAGTGATTTTTTAATCGAAGTAGCAAAAGGTAATATTGCAGGGCATTCTTTAGTTCAAAAGTTTGGAATGAATTATGGACTTGGCACTACCTTTGTCCCTATTTCGGTGGGTGGTTTATACAATACTCCGCAGGTAGCCGGAGCCACTACTTTAAGGGTAAAGGCTGGTAATACGAACGATACCGCAGCGGGTACAGGTGCTAGAGAGGTTACTTTTCAAGGGTTAGATGAAACAGGGGCTTTAGTAACAGAGGCAGTGGCTACCGCAGGGACTTCCGCTTCTACTGCTACAAGTGCCACATTTATCAGGTTATTTAGGGTTTATGTTAGTTCAACAGGTACTTACGCAACCTCTACCACTGGGTCACACGCAGCCGCCATTGTAATAGAAAACGGGGCGGGTGGTACTGATTGGGCAACTATTAATTTTACTGGATTCCCTCATTCACAATCTGAAATAGCCGCTTATAGCGTGCCACTTGGTAAGACCGCTTATGTTCTTGATTACAGGATTTATTCTGATGCCACAAAGAGCTTTGACTTTATGTTTTTTAAGCGTGAATCAATTTTAGATACTGCCGCACCTTATGAAGCAATGAGGGTTCAATTTGAGGGTACTGGAATAACTGCACCTCTTAATGTGACATTCCCAGACCCATTAAAATTTGATGCCTTGACGGATATAGGATATATGGCTAAAGCGACAACGGGCACCGCTGATATAGTAGGCGAATTTAACATTTTATTAGTGGATTCATAAACGGGTTAGGCTTGTAGGTTTTTATATTTAAGGAGAGGATATTATGGGATTTTGGAATGATGCTTTAGGGGTTGTTTCTGGTGGAACGCTAGGTAATGAGAACATGGGTTTTGTAGATAATATCGGGCGTGGTATTGGTGATTATGTCATGGGTGACACTAGAGCAGCCAGAAGCCAACAGAACGCAGCAAACCAAGCTCAGGGCTTTGTGGGTGAAGGATATAACCAAGCTCTTGGGGGTATGCAAAACCTAGCTGATGCTGGACAGGGTGATATGGACACTTACAGGGCTAACGTTCAAAGCGGAGCGTATGGGACAGACCCAAGCCAATTTCAAACAGAGCAATATGGTAAACAGACTTTCGGCCAAAACGCACCACAGTTTAATCAATTCCAACAAGGTCAAAGCCCAGCTTATCAAAGCTTTCAACAAGGACAAGCGCAGGGCTATAACCCAACTCAAAGAGGTCAAGACCCAAGTTTTCAACAGTTTAACAGAAGCGCAGACCCTACTTTTCAAAGGGCTGATGCTGGTAATTTTAACTTTAATTATGAGCAGTCTCCAGGTTATCAATTTGCAAGGGATGAAGGAATTAAGTCTATTGAGGGTAGAGCATCAGCACAGGGCAGACGTTTTACAGGTGGAACCGATAAAGAAAGAGTGCAATATGCTTCTGGATTAGCTGCACAGGATTATGGTAATCAATTCAATAGGGCAAGAGGTTCTTTTGAGGCTGATAGAGGCTTTGGGGCGGGTCAATCAGCACAACAGAATCAGTTTAATCTAGGGAATTACCAATTTGGTGCAGGCATGGATGCTAACCAGCTCGCACAACAGAATCAATTTAATCAAGGGAACTACCAATTTGGTACTGGAACAGATATTAACCAAAACCAATTTGGTGCCGGTATGGGTCAAGAAAACTTTCAATTCAATCAGAACATGGGTTTTCAAGACCAACAAGGGGCCAACCAATATGGTCAAAATGCTTTTCAATTCAATCAGAACATGGCTAATCAGAATAACGCTTATGCTCAAAATATGGCTAATCAAAACTATTGGCAAGGTCAAGGCATGAACCAGCAAGAGAACCAATTTGCAGCTAATTACAATCAAGGTGCAAACCTTCAAAATTATAATATGGATAGCCAACAGAACCAATTCCAAGCCGGTCTTGAGGGTGGACTAGCTGACCAAGGATATGGTAGTAACGTAAACCTTGCGAATATGTATATTGGTGAAGGTGAGGCATTGGGTAACGCTGCTTTAGGTGTTGGTAATGCAAACGCAAATAGAGCAATGGCAACTAGGAATACAGTCAATAGTGGGCTAAATACACTAGCGAACTTGGGTCAAGCTGGGGCTTCCATTTATGGGGCTTCAAAAAAGTAGGGGTAAATAATGCCAGTAAATTGGAACATACAGAAATTTGACGCTCCTGTTAAGCTTAACCTTGGTGGCTTTGCTAACCAGCTTAATTTTAACAGGCAGCAAGCGCGAGCGGATAAACAAAACGCTAGGCAACAATCACTTGCCGACCTTGAACTAGATACTGCTGAACGTAAGGCGAAGATAACGGCTAAACGTGAAGATATCTGGAAACAGGCTCGGGGTAACCCAATGCGAGCAGGGCAGATTTTCCAGCAAGAGGGGATGATTGACGATGTACAGCAGATTCAAAAGGATATGCAAGCACAGCAAAAAGCCCAGTTTGAGAACCAACAGCAACAGTTTGACCAAAAGCAGAAGTACAATAAAAGAATGGGTACTTTAGCCGGTACAGTATTAAGCTCTAAAAACCCAGAGAATGAATGGGGTTTGATGAGGCAGACCGCTATTAATGAGAAACTTCCTAATGCTGAGGGATGGCCTGAACAGTATGACCCTAACATTGGTAATCAATTAAGGAGCATGTACCAAAACAGCATGTCACCAGCAGAAAGAAAAGAACAGCAATTAATGGCTAAACAGGTAGAAATGGACTCTTTAAACGAAAAGTTTAGAACTGAGGTCATGCCCACTCTGGATATAGAAGATTTATCTAAAAATCAGGGGGCTAAAAACAAACTTGTAATGAAGATAAATAGTTCCCCTTATTGGAATACTCCTTTAGCTAAGGAAACTTTAAAAGCTTTAAAAGGTAAGAGTTCTAGTTTAGCCGAAGATTTAGCGAAGGCGATGGCTTTACAGAACGTCAAAGGGCAGAATAGACCTGTACCTGCTTCTCAAGCTGTTGAAATTGGTGGGACTGCCGGAGCTGTCGCTGATTTAAACAAATTATTAGATGTTATTCCTAAAATGGAAGGGGAAAGTAAATGGAATCCTATTACAGACCCGTTAGGAGGGTTAAACCCTTGGAACACTAAAGCTCAAGCAAAAAAGCAATATATCGCAAGCGTAAAGCAAACCATAGGTAAAGGGTTAGAGGGCGGTGTAATGAGAGCAGAAGATGAGAAGAAGTATGAAAAGATTATTCCAAAAATGGGTGATACTCCTGAAACACTCCAAAGAAAAGGTAAACAGCTTAAGGATATGATTCTTAGTAAAAGGAAATATATGATTCAAGGCCTTGGAAGTGGTGGGTTTGATGTGGCTGATTTTGAAAATTTAAATGACCCTGTTCCTAGCAAAACATTTATTGGTGGCAGTGATAGATATGAGGTAATAGAACCATGAAAATAAGAGATAATGTCACTGGTAAAATAATAAATATTAGCGAGAAAGACCCTTCAAAACTTGATACTAATACTGTATCAGAAATGTTTGAAGCACAGCCTGAATTACAGAAAAAAGAAGAGCATAGTAATAAGGTGGATGAGTCTTATAGTGCTACTGAAATACTATTTCCTAGAACTTCAAAACTACAGAAAAAAAACTCTCCAGGTCTTTTTGAGACAATGGCAGCGACTTCAATGGACGCTTTAAGTGGTTTACTTACAGCCCCTACAGCTCTTGGTAGGCATTTAGATACTAGAGAAGAATTCTCAGGAGAGAATCAAATACCTTATTTAAAAGCCTTTGAGCAGATAAGCAAAGGACAAGGCCCAACGGGTAAACCTAATATTCTTTCTAGTGTGATTAGTGACCCCGCCACAGTTCCAAGTATTGCCACAGGTTCCGCTTTAGGTGGATGGGCTTACAAGGGTGGAAAATGGCTTAATACATTAGTAAAAGGTGTAGCCGCTGCTGGTACAGAGGGTGTGGTATCTGCTGGAATCCATCAAGGAGAAAAGGCGGTCACAGGTGAGACTCCATCATTGAAAGAGGCAGGCAAAGAGATTGGTATTAGTGCAGCGGTTCCCACAGTTTTAGGGGTTCCAGCAAAAATAGTGAATAAGAGTCTAGGTGTTTTAGCTTCTCAATTAAGCAATGTTTCAGAGGAAGCTTTGAGGAGATGGGGTACTGGCTTTGGAAAAGGCGCCAAGGAATTAAAACAGGTTCACGGAAAGCAAAACGAAATAGGTAAGAATATATTAAAAGCTTTAGATAATTTTGAGGAATTCACGCCTGAGAAAAAAGTAATTAACGAGGCATTAGGGAATATGGGTACTGTTAAAATGGATAAGACGGTTTCTACCATAGAAAATATTATTAAAAAATACCCTAATCCAAACACAAATAAAAAAACCATATCAGCATTAAGCGACTTACTCAAAGACGCTAAATTAAAAGGTGGTGAAGTTTCTGCCACTGATTTTAAAGAGTTTAGAGGAACTATTGATGATATTGTAGAATGGGGTAAGCCAGGAGCCAAGAACCTTAATAAAGCTCTTAAAGATATTAGAACGTCTATGAAAGACGAATTGATAGATGTAGCTGACGCAACTGGAAACCCAAAATATAAACCCCTTATGGAAGGATGGGCTGATAAACTTCAAAAGAGAGACGCTTTACTTGAAGAAATAGGGGCGAACGCTAAAACCAGAAACAAGAGAATAGGTGTTTTTATGTCAACATTGTTTAATAAAAACAAAGAAACTAGACAAAAAGCCCTTGGTGATATGACTGAAATATTTGGAGAGGATTTTGTACAGCAAGCTAAACTATTACAGATGTCAGACGCTATGTTAATGCAAGGTGGCAAGGTTTCAAAGATTCTGCCTAATAGAGAGACAGGGGCACAGGCTACGGGTTTGATTGCGGCTTCTGCTGGTACTGGGATGGCAAGATATTTTGAAAGCCCTAAGACAATGGCGGCAGCAATGTTACTCGCTGCTGAATCATCCCCTATGCTCGCATCAAAAACACTTACCGTTGCAGACCTAGCGGAATGGATGGCTAAACAACCGGCTCAATTAGGAGCACGAAAAGCAGTTAATAAGGATAAATAATTATGGCAAACGCAGGACTATTCCCAGACCCAAAATTCAGAGCTTTTGACGCTGCTGGGGCTCCCCTGGCAGGTGGTAAAGTTTACACCTACACAGCAGGGACTACAACCCCAAAAGGTTCACAGGTAAGCCGTACGGGTGCAGCTAATGCGAATCCTGTGATACTTGATGCAAATGGCGAGGCTAATATTTGGTTACTGTCAGGAACGTACAAAATCAAAGTAGATAACTCTGCCGATGTGGAGCAGTGGGTGGTGGACGATGTGAGCGCAGCGGGTGACTTGCCTCAATTATGGTTAGCGACTGGTAGTGATGCTTATTTTTCTGCCGGTAATGTTTATATTGGCGCTAGTTCTGGGGGGCAGACTTTGACTGTAGTTGGGACGGCTTCTGTGAGTTCTACTTTAGCTGTGACAGGTGTTACTACTCTAACGGCACAGCCTATTTTATCTAGTTTAACCGCTTCTTTACCTGTATCTACAGATAGCTCAAAAGGTCTTATTAGTAGCACAGTAACGGGAACGGGAACAACTGTTGTATTGAACGCTTCCCCTACTTTAACGGGTACTGTGACAGCCCCAATAATAAACGCTTCTGGAAATGTAGACGCTTTAACTCTATCAACTGGAAATGAGACTTTCACCTATGATGAGGGTACATTTACAGCAACTTATGTAGGTTTTACAACTAGCGTGACTCCTACAATGTCATACGCTAGAACGGGCAGTATGGTCACTATTTACACTAATGCGGTTTCAGCCACATCAAACACTACAGGGATGACGTGCTCAGGTATGCCAGCTTCTATTAGACCACCAGCGCAGGGGGCACAATGTTTAATGGCAGCGGTTACAGATAGCGGAACCGAAACAGCTAATTGCAAAGTTTCTATTGATTCTAGCGGGGTAATGACTTTTTATCTAATTAGTGGAAGTAATTGGACTACAAATTTCACTAATACAGGCACAAAAGGCCATCAAGCCTCTAGCATTTCATATAATATAGTAAGTGTGATTTAACAACCAACAAGGAGACGAGACAATGAACATTACATTTAAAGAACAGGACTTCATAGCTTTATCAAAGTATGATGAAAAAGCATGGATGTACTTAAACAATGTCAGGCTTTCAAGAGAGCTTGAAGAGGAAAGAGCAAAGCATACAGAGACAGAAGAAATAGAGCCAGCTTAATCGCCTTGTCTCGGCCTCGCTCAGAAATGGGCGGGGTTTTTTTTGCCCAAAATTAAGGGTTTCCAAATTATTTTCGTTATAAGTAAAATAATAGTTGACTTCTAGGTTACTTTGAGTATATTATCTAGTATACCACAAAATGAAGGACAACAAATGAAACAAGTGAAAATCAAAGACACAACAGACAAGAAGCTTATGAGAGCTTATGACAGGCTGAATAAGAAATCTCTTGATACGATTAGCAGGGGTACAGTGATAGATATGGGATTAGAGTTATTACTTAAGGAGACAAAATGATTGATACACTAGAATTACCCGAAAAGATACAAGCTGAAATCAGAGCTGAATTATTCAAAATCGAGATGGTCAAAATCCACAATGATTTTATAGCAATGAGAATGTTTGGTGAGACTGTAGACCATTCTGATATTAAGAGAAACGTACCAGTTAAGGGGCAAAAATGAAATACGATATTGATATGGAGTTAGACGTTAGAGTTTTCGCAAGTGGTGACGAATCTGGTGAGAGATACCAGATTGAAAGTATTTCAGTAAGTGGAATTGATATTACTAGAAAATTCGACAATTTAACCTTCTTTGAAGATGACGGACTTGAAGAGCACATTAGAGACGTATTTAAAAAATGGAGTGAATCATGAGTAATCCAACATTAATAATAGGCGAATCAGGAACAGGAAAAAGTTGTAGTCTTAGAAATATGAAATCTGAGTCTACTTTTTTGATTCAGATTATCACAAAACCGCTACCCTTTCCGAAATGGAAAAAAGTATTTCATTTAGAGAATGACGCTGGCCCCGCAAACCTTTTTGTAAGCGATAATGCTACTTTCATTATCAAAGCCTTAAAGAAAATATCAAGTGATAGGCCGGAAATAACCACCATTATCATTGATGACTTTCAGTATTTAATGGCTAATGAGTATATGAAGCGAGCTATGGAGGCGGGTTTCACTAAATTTACTCAAATAGCCTCAAACGCTTGGAGTGTTATAAATACCTGTAACGAGCTTAGGGATGATTTAAACATAGTGTTTTTTAGTCATTCAGAAGAGACGGACGCAGGAAAAGTAAAATGTAAAACCATTGGAAAGATGTTAGACCAGACAATCACTCTTGAGGGCTTGTTTACGATGGTTTTACAGACTGTTGTTAAAGATGGGCAATATTACTTCCTAACCCATAACAACGGTAATAACACTGTTAAAAGCCCAATGGGACTATTTCAAGATACTTTAATAGAGAATGATTTAAATACTGTGCTATCTCAGGTTCAAGAGTATGAAAGCCCAACTCCTGAACCTGAGATTATACCAGAAGAGGAAGGTCTTACAGAAGATGATTTAAAATTAAACCCACCAACAACCGAGGATAAAAAATGAAACTATATGAATTAAATGAAGAAATAGCATTAGCAGAAGGTGAGATTGAGACTTGGGCAATGGAGCATGAAGGGGATATTACAGATTGCCCTTTTGATTCTATCCTTGATGAGTTGAATATTGAGAAGGAACAGAAATTGTTAGGCGTGGCTTCTTGGTATAAAAATCTTATCTCTGATAGTAAGGCTATTGCAGAAGAAGTTAAATCATTGACAGCTAGAAAGAAAGCTATTGAAAACAAGGCGGAGAGACTAAAGTTTTATATTGATGCAGGGCTAGAAAAGGGCAAAAAACTATCTGATTCTAAGTCTGCATTGAGTTGGCGAAAATCTGTATCTGTTCTAGTTTCTTGTGAACCCGAAGCGTTACCAGCCCAATATAGAACGGAAAAAGTAACAATCGCAGCAGATAAGGTGCATTTAAAAGAAGCTCTTAAAAGTGGCGAGAAGATTGATTGCGTTTCTTTATCAGAAAATCTTAACCTTCAAATTAAATAGGCGGTAGATAATTTAAGTGTGGTGGGTAGGTCTAATTGAGTTCAACCTCATTTGATTCCTTGGCAACCCACCGCATTAAACTTTAAAGGAGATGATATGAAAGCACGTTATAAAAAAGGCGATATAGTTCAATACTTAGGAAATGGAAAGATAGCCCTTATTGATTGCGTGGCTGATGATAATGTTTATTGGTGTTGGATTGGCAAAAAAGCTTTAAAACATTATGAATTACTTTATGACCACGTATCCATGACACCATTAACTTTTATTTGTGAACTTTAAATGGCTAAAGTAAAAATTGAGAAAGGTCACATACTCTGGCCATTTGAGCAAACCCAAGTCTGTGGTATTTTTGATTTAAAGCTTTGGGACAACAGCCAGAACGGTAAACAACGAAGATATTATTGGAAGTGCTTAATCAAGGAAATAGCCGATTACACAGGCTATTCAGACCAAGAGGTACACGAAAAAATGGCTTATCGGTTTCTTTTAGTAGATGACGGAAAAAGCAAGAGGGTTAGGAGTACCGAGAAATTGACAGCTAAAGAGAGAGAAGTTTATCACGAAGATATAAGGCGGTTTGCCAGTGTAGAGCTAGAGCTTTATCTGTGTTTGCCGAATGAATTTAAGGATAATTAACTAAGGAGAGACGATGATAATTAGAAGAACGGTAAAATTTCAGAAAAGGCGTGATTTAGTTACTTTAAAAAATGGTGGTAACGCTGGAGAAGGGGTATTACTCCAAATATCAACGTGGTGGTTTCTTTTTATTCCAGTTTTAACAATTAGGAAAGCACAATGACACCTTACATTCAATGGACTCTAAACGCCCTACTATCCCTATTGGGGTTTTGTGGGGTATATTTAATCGTTAAATGCACAGGAGGATGATATGGAAAGTTTAAAAAAGGCAAACGATTACGAATCTAGATGCGGTTGGAAATATTCTTTTGATTTTCTGGAAAAAATAAGAACACAATGCGAAGAGATTAATGAAGAGAACTTTAGCATTGAAGCAATTGAGACTGTTCTAGCTGTAATAGAGCCAATTGTAGATATAGAAGTCAAGAAGCTAAACAAGGAGACACTATGAAATTTGACATAGACGCTTATTTAAACGACCTAATAGACCATGATGACTTTCTACAGGAAGTAGAGAGAAACACCCAGAACAGGCCCCAGCTTGAAGATGAGCGCATATTAGACGGTAGCACTAGAAGGGGGATGGAATGAGAGTAGTTGATGATATAATAAAGGACATGAAAAAAAATCCTTTAACTTGGGTTAGCTTTGCCGATTCTGCAATAAAAAAAGAAAATTTAGAGCTTTCTTGCTACGGAAATTCTAGGGTGTTATCTGTGATACATTTATTCATAAATGAACACGATACTCCTATTGGTTATAGTGATAGATGGAATCTAGAGGTGGCAATGAAAAAATGGTTTAAGCAAGCTCCTTTAGAAAATTACACCTAATCTTATTAACAAACCGGAATAACGTATTATACACCTACCCCACATAACACACTATAACCTAATGACTTACTTATTTGATGAGTAAAGATTATTTAACAATTGGATAAAGAGGAATTAACAAGATGAGTGATTTGCATTTAACCTTGCCAACACCTGAAAATGGTTTAGGTTTTTTGGTGAAAAACACCTCTGGGGAGACTATAACCGTTTCACAGGGCGACCATAAAATAAAATTTGGGGAAGGTTGCACCATGACAGCGACTAGGCGTAAATGGTGGCAGTTTTGGAAAAAGCGTATTTACTGGAAAATCTATCATTCGTAATTAACCCATCTTTTCACTTGCATTATAGAGTGAATGGGGTTAGATTAAAGGTAACTGAAAAGACTTCATCCCCCGACAGGTCGCCAGACTCTAGGGGGGTACTTTTCGGTAGAGTTGGTCTTTTCAGAAATTCCCACTCGAAATTATAAGAGTACAACAGAGGTCGGCCAATTCAATGGTGCTGTGACCCGAAAGTATTGTATTCAATTTTGAGTAATCAAAAGATAAATATAGGCCAGCCACAGGTTCCCGAGGTCACTAGTCCGGAGGAGAGGTGGTAAGGGCGTACAGCTAAGCGACTCAGCGGAGTAGTATGTTCCTCTTCTAGTAGTTAGTAAGGGTATTTGTCCTTTCTGGCTACTAGGAGAGGTACGTTTGCACACAATCTAGCGGAGTATTGTTAAGAACAGCGATAACAGAAACAAACAACACAAGGAGAAGAGATGATAGAAATTGACGGTAAGGAAATTGAAAGCTTTAAGTTTTCGGGAGGTGAAATACAAGTAAAAGTACCTCAAAGAACAGAAGTAAACATAAAGGCAACACTAAGGAACTCGGATAATATAATGGAGCTTATAATGGTAAGTGTGGCTTTAAAGGGTAAAGTGAATAAACTAGAAATACCTTACTTACCTTATGCCAGACAAGATAGAGTTTGTGATATTGGAGAAGCCTTCTCACTAAAGGCAATGGCTAAGATAATCAATGATATTGGAGCTAGGAAAGTGATAGTTTGGGACGTTCATTCAGGGATATCAGAGGCTTTGATTGACAACCTAGAGAACGTGAGCCAAAGTGATTTGATGGGTAACTGTATTGAGCTTGAAAGAATATTAGGCGATAAAGAATATTCAGTTTGTTCACCAGACGCAGGGGCATTAAAGAAAATTCATGAAGTTCAAAAAATATTCAGCATTGGAAATGAAAGATTTGTTACAGCGTTAAAGGAAAGGGACGTTAAAACTGGGCAAATAACTAATACTGAGGTTTACAATAACCATGCTTTTGCTACTGGAAGTGTAATAATAATTGATGATATTTGTGACGGGGGTAGAACATTTATTGAACTAGCAAAGAAGCTTAAAAAAGAAGGATATGAAAAAGTTATATTGTATGTGACTCATGGTATATTCTCTAAAGGCTTTGAAGTATTTGAGGGATTAATAGACCATATTTACACTACAGATTCATTTTGCACAAAAACACACCCAACACTAACAACAATCAGGAGACAAGATGTATAAACAAAGACCCAGTACAGCTATAGACTTTTATAAAGCTGACCATCGTAGACAGTACCCAGAAGGGACGGAAGTAGTCTACTCAAACTTTACCCCCCGCTCTGATAGGTTATTCAATTGGCCTGACAAAAGTGGTAAGGTTGTATTTTTTGGGCTACAAGGATTGATTAAAGCTTTTCTTATTGACTTATGGAATGAAGAGTTTTTCTCTAAACCAAAAGAAGAGATTATCAAATATTACAAAAGAAGAATGGACACCTCTTTAGGCCCCGATTCAATAGAGACAAAACATATTGAAGAACTACACGATTTAGGATATTTGCCGATAGAGATTAAAGCCCTTGAAGAAGGTTCCTTGGTTCCTATTGGAATCCCTGTATTAACCATAAGAAATACAGAAAATAAATTCTTTTGGCTTACTAACTATCTTGAATCCATCCTTTCAACGTTATTGTGGAAGCCTATTACCTCCGCTACAATAGCTTATGAGTACAAAAGGCTATTAGTGGATTATGCCAATAAAACTGGAACGCCTTTAGATTTCGTTATGTTTCAAGGCCATGATTTCTCTTTGCGGGGAATGTCTGGTTTAGATGATGCAATGGTATCTGGTGCAGGGCATCTAACAAGTTTCTGTGGAACTGATAGTATTCCAGCTATTGACTTCTTAGAAGATTATTACGGTGCAGACTGTGAAAAGGAATTGATAGGGGCTAGTGTGCCAGCCACAGAGCATAGCGTAATGTGTGCAGGGGGTAAGGTTGACGAATTGGCAACTTTCAAAAGGTTGATTACTGAATTATATCCTTCTGGTATTGTTTCAATAGTTTCTGATACTTGGGATTTTTGGAAGGTTATCACTGAATATACAGTAACACTTAAAGAAGATATATTAGCCAGAGAAGGTAAGACTGTATTTAGGCCTGATTCAGGCGACCCAGTAGAAATTATATGTGGATATACTCAAATAGATGAGGGTTCATTTGAATCTGTTGAACTTCTACCGACCACCCCAGAGGAAAAGGGTGCTGTTGAATGTTTGTGGGATGTGTTTGGTGGAACTACAAACGAGCAAGGTTACAAAGTTCTCAATGAAAAAGTAGGGATTATTTATGGTGACTCAATCACACTAGAAAGGGCTAAAAAAATACTTTCTGGTTTGGAAGAAAAAGGGTTTGCCTCAAGCAATATTGTGTTTGGGATAGGTTCATTTACTTATCAGCACGTTACTAGAGATACTTTTGGGTTCGCCATGAAAGCGACTTGGTGCCAAATAAACGGGGAAGGTATTTCAATTTTTAAAGACCCTGTTACAGACTCAGGGACTAAAAAAACAGCCGTTGGATTGTTACAGGTAACGGATAAAATGGAACTGATTCAAAGTGCCTCCCCAGAATTAGAGTCTAAAGGTATTTTAGAGACTGTTTTTAAGGA